TGTAGCGGTCCCCCGTGCTGGCTCGCTCGGTCCAAGTAACCGTCAGGGTGTTGGTCGTGTCAGGGTTCAGGTAAAGCATCTGCTTGTAAATGTGCGATGCCCCCGAATTTCACAATTTGCGCCCAATTCGTCTGTATAGTTCGGCTCGCTTCTTGGCGGTTTCGGCCACATTGAACCGTGATTTTATGTCACGGGTTAGGTTGTCAGCCAAGCCCTTGCGAAGGTCGGGGTCAAGGATTAACTGCTTGATGTACTTGTACCAGTCCTTGGGTTTGTTGTAAGGAACCAAGAACCCGTTCTCTCCGTGTCGGATGACATCGGTGTAGGGGATGGTTTCGGATGCGATGATGGCCTTATTCATCCACCCTGCCTCGACCACCTTCAACTCGGACTTGAGTTTGTTAAACTTGGTGTCCCTCAACGGTGCAAGGGTAACGTTCACGAAGTTGTAGCCCCCAACATACGAGTAGATGTCAGCAGCCTGAATGCGTCCGTAGTTCGGGTTGTTGCCTTGGTCGCTGATGATCTTTTCGTAGCCCTCGTAAACAGGGTTGTTGTCGTTCCACCCTCCGAGATAGAGGCGGTACTTGCCATCCAAGTTTGCATCCCAGCGTAGTTTCTGCATCCCCTCACGGAGCAGTTCCATGTCCTCGCCATGCTGCGCCCCTCCGAACCAACCGAACTTGACGAGGTGCTTGTCGGGTTCTTCGTCAGGATTCGGGATGAATTGTTGGTAGGCTTCGTATGGCTCGTTCTGCAGAATGCTCACATTCGCATTTAGAGGCCGTATGCGAGAGGCAAGATGCTCGGTGGTACAAGTTACCCAATCAGCCAATTTGATGTGCTTACGGATGACCTCTGCGAGTTTGGTTTGATGATAGTGGCGGTACATGATGTGGCCCGATTCCAGCACCCAATAATCGTCCAAGTCAAGGATGACTTTGGCCCCGTATTGGGTCAGGGCTTTGTAAACATTTTCGACTTGCTCCATAGTGCCTTGACACCACAAACGGCTGAACAGGAACAGGTCTATTGAACGAAGCCCATCGTCGCTGATGGTGGTGATGTTCTCAACGCAGACATAATCAAACTCCGGGTAGTTGTCGCCCAAGTATGCGTTCGGCATTTCAAGGCGGTAGTAACTGCACCCGGTTGGATGGGCGTTGTAAACGATGCAAATCTTCATGGCCGTAAAAATAAGAAGGGCAGCCATTGCTGACTGCCCCTCTCAAACCTCAGTGATGAAAACCTAAGTCAAAGATACTACGAACCGAGTATCTGCGCAGTCGATGGTGAAAAGACTGTGGACGCAATCAGGAACATCGGGTCAGGTTCCATCCCGGTCAAGGTCAACTCGTAGCCACTGCGGTCCCCGAAGGCAGTACCAGTTCCAGCGGTTCCAGCGGTTGCTTCCAAGCCGTTGGCAGAGCCTAACAACCAGTAACGGTTATTGTTATCCTGCACGATGACGATGACTCGGTTGCGTACCAACAAGCGGAGTTCGTTGCGGACTGCGACTTGCAGTTTGTTGATTGTGAAGGTTACTTCGGGGGTGTAGAAGATTGAGCCGTTCTCAATGCTTGCGTTCAAAGTTTCGGTCATGGATGACGTAGCCTTGGTCAAGTCATACTCGAAGAACCCACCCGAAGCGTACCCCGTGAACCCTGTAACCGCCCCTGAAAGGTTGGCATTGCAGGACCCCGTTGGGATGAAGGATTGGACGTAAATTGTTTTGATGCCACCGACTGAATCTCGGCATCCAAGGGCGTAGCCAGTTGTTAAGGAGCAGGACATATGTGTTTGGGTTTTAAGTTACAAGAGAACAAAAAAGTGAGGGGAGGTTTCCCTCCCCCCTACACATTAGGTCAAGCGGAAGTCTACAACCAAGTCGGGGTAAGCGATTTGGACACCTGCTTTGAAGGCTGCTTGGAAGCGGACTTCGTCGTTGTCTTTGCTGAACCAGATTGAGAACTGCTCCTCGTCGCTCAACAAGTCGGTTCCGTAGAACAGGTTGCCGAGGTATGTGCAGACGATGCGGTTGGTGTTGGTCAAGCCGGGGACCGCAATTACACGGACGTTTGTGCCGGGATAGACGAACTCACCATTGGCAAGGCTCGCAAGGTCAACTTGGTTGTACAATACTGCCAAACCACCTGTATTCGTTCCTTGCTTAAAGGCTTGAACCAAGGTGCGGTAGTTGTTCCAACCGCAGAAGATGACGAGGTCTTGCTTCGTTAGGATGGCCTGCGGAATTTGGTTGTAGATTCCGTCAAAGATGGAAATCACGTTGCTTGTAGTGATACCAACGGAGGCAGAAACCGCACCCGTGTTACCGCTGATGGTTGAACCCGAAGCAGCGTTCAAGAGTTGGTTGACGCCTGAAAAGTAAGCGTTGCCCTGCCAAATTGCGTTCTCCAAAGCCTCTGCGATGCGGAGAGCCTTCTGCTCGGAGAAAGCCTGCTCGAAAGGAACACCGTCGTAGGTAGAGCCAGCGGTCAACTGGGTCTGCATCCAGTACTGCTCCAAGGAACGAGGACACAAGGTTTCTTGAACCTTCATACGGCCAACGGTGATATTCCGCTGGGTGAAGGCAGTCGTGCCTGATGTAGTGTAACCGCAAGAATCACCGCTTTGAATCAAAGCATCGGTGTCCATGAGGTTAAGGGCAGCAGCGAACTTGATACCAACTTGCTTGGTAAAGAGGGCTGCTGAACGGGCCGAGAACACGGCCTTGGTGATGAGAGGAAGCCTCTCTTGGTCGGTGTAGGAGGTTAATCCTGCAAAAGTAAATGCCATGGTTAGTGGGGGTTTAGGGGGTTAGTTTTTGGATTTGAGTGATTGGAGTGCTTGTGCGAGAGCGTTGAAGTTCTGCGATGCAGCAGCCTTGCGTTGCTCAACGATTGCGGAACCGCTGGCCTTGGGGGCTTCGGCTGGGAGTTCGGAAACCTTCTCGACGATGTCGGCCATGGTTTCAACCTGCGATGCGAATGCAGACATTTTCTCTTTCATCTTGCCCATCTCGGCATAGGCTGCCTTGAGTTCTTCCATAATGGCTCCGAGGTGCTTGGCGACGATAGCCTCAACGACTTCGGGGGTCATGGCAGGATAGGCTTCTTTGATTTCTTCGGTAACCTCAACGGCCACTTCGGGGGTGATTTCAGCAGCAACGGGCAAGGCTTCGATTTCGGGGGTCGCTACTTCGGCAGCAATGACCTCAACGATTTTGCCTCCTTCGGTCTTGATAGTGCCAACGCCTTCAACGATGTGTTCGCCATCGGGGGCAGGGAGAGTGCCTTCTTCGGCAACAACGTAAACGGCAGTTCCGGCAACGAGGTCCCCGTCAACACGGACAACCGTGCCATCGGTCAACTTGTAGTCAGCGAAGGACTGCTTTTGTGTGCTGAATTTGCGGAGTTCAGTCCGCAGGGATTCGATTGCGTTTTTGAGATTCATAGTTAGTTGGATTTGTAGTTGGGTTGGATATGTTGCAAAAAAGCGGTTAATTCGTCAGCGAGGCCAGCGAGTGCGACCTCCATTTCGGATTCGGTTTTGTCCATCCCGAACAGGCCCTCAACGGAGAAACCCCTGAACAGGTTGCGGTTGTCCCACACTTCGTCGTTCTCGACTTTGAAGGACCCGAACCAAGAGCCGTCGGGTGTATCCTCGTAGCCTTTGGGAGGCATCACGCCACGCTCGGCATCGGTGATGTAGGACTCGAACATGAACACGCCATCCAGTTCGGCATTGTGGTAAGCGTTCACGTTGTGCTGGTTGCCCTGCTTAAAATACTTTTGGACTATCTTGCGGATGGTGGCTTTGTCGAATACGACGTAGTATTCCCCGTAGGTTTCGTCCTTGCGAAAGATGGGTGTGTCTGCAAGCATCAACGGCCCGGTCAGCACTCTCCGTTCGCCTGTTTCGCTAAAACGTTGCGGTGTCTTTGAGAATGCTTGGAATGGCCGTTCGATTGCTGGCATATCGGTCAGGGCCACGAATTGGACCCCTTCATCCACCTCGTCCACGGTCATCCTGTAAATGGGTAGTTCCATAGTTGTAAATGTCCTATGCCCCCAAAGTTGCAAATTCCTCCAACCTCCGAACCCTCCGAGTGCTTTGGGTGATGTCCCTCTCCACGACATAGGCTCTCATTGGTGATGAGCCTTGGCCTTGGCCTGCCGAGAGTTCGCCCGTACCGAGGTTGGTCGTTTGTGGGTTCGCAAAGATGGGCGGTGGTGCTGCGCTTGCTCCCGCACCCGTTACGTCTGCACCGGGAGAGCCTGCACCTGCACCGCCTTGGAATTGTTGGGCCTTAATCTTGGCGACGTTTGCAAGACCAGCAGCAAGGGCAAGACCCGCCTCTACAAACCTTTGTCCGGGGAATACAGATTCAGTTGGCTTCAAGGCAAGTGCAGAACTGACGGCAAGGTAGGTGTTAACGATGGCTTGGGCAATGGACGCAGCCTTGGCGACATTGAAGGCCCGCTTTTGTGCTGCCTCGCTCTTTCCAGCCGATGCGATGATGATGTCGTTGATAACCCCAAAGGACTGACCGACGTATTTCTCACGCAGTCCAGCAAGGTCTTGCTCACGCTGGGCTTGGCCCATCTTGGACTTTGCGTCAGCCGTGTCCACCTGCATCCGCCTTTGTGCTTCGGCTTGCATCGCTTTGATTTGCAGTTGCTCCTGCTCGCTCAACCTATCCAACTCCATCTCGTAGAGTTGCAGGTTCAGGTCCTCCACGAACTTGATAATGGCGTTGTTTTCTTCCCTTAGTCGCTCCAAACGCTTTTGGGTGGCTTCTGCTTCCTTGCGTTGGCGTTCTTTGACCTGTGCCTCCCTCCTTTGGTCTGCTGCGATTTGGGCGTTCGTGTGGGCTTCGTATGCATCCCGGTAATTGGAGAGGGCTGCTTCTTCACGCAACAACGCCTGCTCCCTTGCTTTCGCTGCGATGGCTGGGTCGGGTAGGTTCAAGAACCTGCGGACCGCTGCGGTGAGTTCATCCCACTTGGCTATCAAAAGCCCTACGGCTGCGATGGCCGCACCAATACCCGTTGCAAGGAGGGCGATTCTAAACGCCTTCATGGCCCCGGTACTTGCCCCGACTGCGGTTGCGTAGAGTGCCTGTGCTGCTGCTTGGCCTTGGGTTATCAGGATGCTATCCTTGTTGAGCAGGTTGGCTACCTGCTGCACTCCAGTAGCGAGAGCCATGG